AAGGGCATTGACATTGACAGTTTAAGCACAGTTGAACAAAATCAAGTTATGCAGTATCAAAAAATACGAGAAAAGAACTTGCACAAAATGCAACCTATTCCTGTATTTTACAAGAACAAGGAGTAAACATGTTAGACAAAATCAAAGCAGCACTGGGCCTGAAAAAACCAGAACCTGTGGCTGAACCCAAGGCTAAACGTACCAAAAAAGTAACAAAAACTGCAAAAGAAATTGCCACAGAAAAAGGCGAGCCTTATGTTGCTATTCTCAATATTACATTTCTGAGGATGACATCAACAACGGTGCATTTGAACTGGATTGGAATGAAAAGTTTGTGGCAAATCTTGTTAGAGCAGGATACCAAGGACAACCCAATGAGCCCGATCATGACATTGTTGATCGATGGTTCCAAACAGTTTGTAGGAATGTTGTAATGGAGACCTACGAACAGTACCAAGCCGACCCTGAAATTCGTTTTACCAACAGCAGAGATCTTGGCAACGGCTATACGGAAGTGAAATAACTTGATACTGTATGTTAACGGTGACAGCCACACAGCCGCTGCTGAATGTGTTAATCCACATGCATTTGCCTGTGATGATCCTCAATTGTTTATGATGGGCAGACAACCACACCCCGATAATCTAAGCCGCAGTTGGGGAAAACTTCTCAGCCAGCGGTTGAATTGTGGATTTCACTGCGATGCTGAAAGTGCCAGCAGCAATGATAGAATCATACGCACCACTCGCAAATGGCTAGAGCAGCGGAAAAAAGACATTTATAGAACGCTGTATATTATACAGTGGAGCACCTGGGAGAGAGAAGAATGGCTAATCGATGGAGAGTATTTTCAACTAAACGCTTCAGGAATAGACGACGTTCCGGACAGTCACCGACAACAGTACAAAGAATTCGTTGCAAACATAAACTGGGATCAAAAAGTCCAAGAATCGCACGAAAACATTTGGTCTTTTCATCAAGAATTAGACGAGTTGGGCGCAAAGCATATATTCTTGAATGGCAACAATGACTTTAGCAGCATAGCTGAACCAGATCGCAAGGACTGGGGTAACAGCTACCTAGGCCCATACAATCCTATAGAAACATACAACAGTGTGGTCAATAACCAATGCGAAACTGTTGCTCCGCATAGCTGGCATTATGGACCAGATGGGCACCGAGTATGGGCTCAATATCTTACAAAATATATCGTTGACAACAAGCTGGTTTAGTGTTATAATAATAACATAATCAGCGAAAGGGTTGTTATGAAGTATTTGCTTATTGACACTGCTAATATGTTTTTCCGTGCAAGACACGTTGCATTTCGTGCAAGTGATCCGTGGGAAAAAGTTGGATATGCATTGCATATCAGCATGGCAGCCATTAACAAAGTAGCCAAGCAGTTTGATACTGATCATGTGGTGTTTTGTTTGGAAGGGCGTTCGTGGCGCAAGGATCACTACAAGCCTTACAAAGCAAATCGTGCAGCAGCACGAGCAGCACTCACTGAGCGTGAGCAAGAAGAAGAAAAACTTTTTTGGGACACCTTTGACGACTTCAATAAGTATTTGCAAGAAAAAACAAATTGCAGTGTGCTTAGAGAACCTGACGCAGAAGCAGACGACCTAATAGCACGTTGGATACATTTGCATCCTGAAGATGATCATGTTATCATTAGCAGTGATTCAGACTTTTACCAACTGCTAGCAACGAACGTAAGACAGTTCAATGGCATCACTGATCAATTGATTACTATCGAAGGCATATTTGATGCCAAAGGTAAACAGGTGCTAGACAAGAAAACTAAACTGCCAAAAGAAGTTCCTAATCCTGAGTGGTTGTTGTTTGAAAAGTGCATGCGTGGCGACAGCAGCGACAATGTGTTTTCGGCATACCCAGGTGTACGCAAAAAAGGCACAAAGAACAAAGTTGGTTTGATTGAAGCATTTGAGGATCGTGCTAGCAAAGGCTATGCATGGAATAACATGATGCTGCAACGTTGGACTGATCATGAAGGCAAAGAGCATCGTGTACTAGACGACTACCAACGCAATCGCGAACTAATCGATCTTACTGCACAGCCCAACGCAGTTAAAGATCGCGTTGATCTAGCAATTATTACACAAGTAAGCAACAAAGACGTTGGACAAGTAGGCTCAAAGTTCCTAAAATTCTGTGGTAAATATGAGTTGAACCGACTCAGTGACAATGCAGAACAATACGGACGTTGGCTTAATCAAACATATCAAGGAACATTAAAACAATGAATGAAACTATTGCAAGACCAATTGTTGACGGCAAATTTTGGATTCTCAAAGAGAATGATCAAAAAGTTGGCAGTGTAGAAAAAGCCAGAGATGGCTACTTTGTGCGCACCAAAGAAGGTGTAAAACAGTACAAGACCATTCATGCACTCAGAGACATTGCCAAACTGAACTTTGAAGATGCGCCTGAAAAAGTTGCACATCCAGAATTTCAAGTTAACGGATTCGAAACTGATGCAAAGCCGTATAATGCAGTTTACAATGTGCAAACACGTTTGCCAATCTACACCAAAGAACCAAAGTCAAAGAGTTGGTATGCAGCAGGTTGGTACGAAATCACTATCAATGGCAAAACTACCATTGAGTTTTGTCCTAAACTGATATTGCTTGAGCGTTATTTTTATCGCGGTCCAGCAATGAGCGCAGATGGATTTACATTTAAGTGAGCGGACTTTATATACGCAAGTTCATTGATCGTGTGCAACAGTGCGATGCCAAAGGAGTTAACGACTTTGTTTGGCCGCTTGCTGATGCAAAGAACTTACACGGTGATATTACCAAACTGCTATTAGACATTGAAGTGCTACAAAAAGCTCGCAACAGTGAAGAAGTAGTACAAGTTGAGGTATCAGGCGGAGACTGGTAACATGATTTCAACAATGGAATATATACACCATTATACCTGTGATCAGTGCAAAGGTTGGTGGAGTATTGCAAGTCACGAAAACTACAAACCTAAAGCAATGTATTGTCCACATTGTGGCCACAAGCACAGTGTGATTAACAATGTCGATGTCAAAGACGGAACTCCCCGAAAACCTGGAAGATAACAATGGATATTGAACAATATATTAGAACTGTGCCGGACTATCCTGTACCAGGTGTTAATTTCTATGACATGAACAGTTTGTTTGCCAGTCCTGTGTGGAACAGTGTAGTAACAACCATGGTAGAGGTTATTGATGAATTATACGAAGCACCCTCACACATTGTAGGACTTGAAAGCAGAGGATTCGTTGTTGGTGCAGCAATTGCATACGCAATGGAGTTGCCATTTGTAATGGTGCGTAAAAAAGGTGCAAAGTATCCGGGTAAACTGTTTGAAGAAACCTACCAACTTGAATACGGCAGCGATACACTTACACTGCAAGAAGGTATACTAGGACACGTTAGCAGATGTATCATCACTGACGATCTAGTAGCAACAGGCGGCAGTGCATTGGCAACCAAACGCTTGATTGAACAAACAGGTGCGCGAGTATTGGGCATTGTTGCTCCAGTTAATCTAGCGTATCTAAACAAAGTAACCAGTTTAGACACTCCAATTACAGCTCTATTAGAGGTTAACTAAGCCGTTAACCCAGTTATCTACGCAGTTTATCATAAATAACTGTGGAGATAATGAAACATGAGTAGACCTAAACCCACAGTATTAGTTGAAATTACAGACAAAGCAACCTACAAAACAGAGCAGGTTCTTGCCAGCGATGGCATTTGGGCTGTATACTTTGACAATGGACCAATCAACTTGAAAACTTCTAACATGCTGGTGCAGTATCCTGGGCCGAAGTACAAGAAGGTCAGCTTCTCAAATCCAGGACATGCTATCAGTTTGGCCAAGAAACTAAATACCCAGTTTAAAACAGACAAGTTTAGTGTGGTATTACTGTCCAAAGGCGAAACTGTTTACAGTGATGCGAAATAAACAAGAGCTCACAAACCTTTTAATAGAACTGCTTCCAGAAAACAAACCGGACTATAAAACTGCACTGCATTCATGGTGGTACAACACCAGAGAAAACGGCGGCATGCGATTAACGTCTACTGGATTTGTGATATTTAAGAAACTGGATTTTGAATATTGGGACTTTGTGTTACCCGAAGGCTTTGCACGAAAAAACAAACGTGTAATACTGGGATTGGATCGCAAACTGGACTGGCCTTACTACTATGGACGTCATCGTATCAGTTTCTTTAGCAGTCGTGATGCTATGATGGCTAACTTAACAGGCGATATTGAACAGTGGCTTGCTAATAACTTTTCTTCATGAGTTCAGCTAGTTGGCGTTGGGCTCGTTGTTCAATGGTTTTTGTATAATCTGACATTAAAAAATCAAAATTGCGTTCGGCTTTGTCTTG